ATCATAAACAGAATCAGTAGTTTATGCATATTACATTAGTGTGTGAAAAAAAATAGATCCAGAGGGCAACATCCTCTGTTTCAAGCCTTCTTCACGGTCGGGCGCTTGGCAGCCACCTTGGGCTCGGCAGCAGCCTCTACTGGGGCGACTGCTGGAGCGGCAGCCGCAGCCTTCTTGGGCTTGGCTGGCGCCTCAGTCTTGATATAGTGCTTGTTGATGTACTTCTGGATGTTCAGGAACGTAACCTGTACGTCAGCTGGGGGATCCAGGATCGCCTTCAGAGAAGCATCCATGTTAATGTTCTGACCCTGCTTCAGACCCTTCTCCGTCACGTACTCGTTAACCTTCTTCGTCACCTGAGAGCGGGAAATCTGCTCACCTGCAGCCATGTTCAGAAACTTACGCAGCTCCTCTGAGATATCCAGAGGCTTGTTGAAACCGTTGCTGGTCGAACGAGCCTTAGCCTTCTCACCAAGAGGATCCTCAATCAGGTTCTTCACCTTGCGGAGGTCCTTGCGGAGGAGCTTAATCTCATCGAAGACAGCCTGCAGAGTGATGGTGGTAGTGTCAGCCATTGATACTTGTTGAGCTCTTCACGTCTTTAAATAGCTTTGCGGTCTGTGTACCGAACACGAGCAGAAGAAGCACGAGCATAGGCCATGTCAACATAGGTCCGATGACCATGAAAAGTACCAGGTGCCACACCATGAACCCACCGTACACCGGCGTGTCTTTTACGAAGTTGTACGATGTAAGGTAATCAACCTTTTGGAGGGACTCCATATCTACTGTTTCGTGACATTTTTTTGGCAGTCCATACGAGAAACACCGCCATTAAGACAGCCCCGACAACGATCAGAAGGATGATGGCCCATATCGGAAACCAATTGGTCGTCATTCCGGTCCCGGACCCGGTCCCGGACCCGGTCCCGGACCCGGTCCCGGACTCTGTTCCAGCCGGGACTGTGCAGCACCCTGGATCGCATGGAAACTGTGCATCACCCTCCTGGAATGCGCATATCATGTTCGGACCAGATTCCGTTCCGGTGGCTGGTGTGACCCCGGGCGTAACCTGTGCCATCTGTTTACAGTTCTTCCCAGAGTACTGTGGACCACAATATGTCGGCCCTGTCGTCACGTACGTGTTTCCTGTTCCGCAGAGCCCATTCGACTTCAGTGTATACCCAGTCGGGCACGTTTTTGTGACGACAGTTGAACTCGTCGACGTGGAACAATTGGATGAATCACCTGGAATGGGAAAGTATCCAGATGGACATACAGCCTCTGGATCCATCTACTTAGAGCTTAGGTTTGTTTTTTGATCACTATGGAGTACGGAACTCCCGTAAAGATTCCTGACGGTCGTTACTTTCTCAAGGTGTCAGCAAAGGGTGACACCCGTGTGTTTCACCAAGTGAATAACGTACAGGTTGACGGAACGCTGACCAAGGAGACGCGTCAGGTGAATCTCAAGGTACCCTCAAAAACTTTGTTCGAGTCTATTGATAACGAGCTTCTGAGTCAGGCGGAGGTGAGCAAGCTCGAGTGGTTCGGCAAGGATGTCTCGGCTGAGACGATTCGCTCGGCTTACCAGGCGAGCCTATCATCTGACGGTGAGTTGTCTGCTTCGCTTGCAGCCATCAAGGGGAATGTAGTGACGACATTCTTCGACGCTCAGAAGAATCCCATTGAGGAGATTTCAGGAGCGTGTGATTTTCTGTTTGAGCTGGCTGGTCTCTGGTTCCTCAAGCGATCCTTCGGTCCCATCTGGCGCGTCGTCCAGGTTCGTCAGCGGGCGGCGCCAAAGCCAAAGACGAAGGGATACCCAGTCGAGTTCCAATTTGCGGACGAGCCAGAGGCGGAGGCGGAGGAGGATGACCCGACGGATTACCTGGACTGAAAAAAAAAGTCGTGTACTATTATAACATGGACGGCAAAGGTCTGGCGATTCTGATTCTTCTGTTCCTGATTGCCATGATGGTATTTTATCCCCAGCGTAGCGGGTATGCCCCGACAGGCAGCGACCCAGTCGGTGCTCAGATTAACCCGGTGCACGGCGAGGGTCCCAAGATTATGCAGGGTGGTGTCGGTATGGGCGCGCAGGGTGGCGGTGAATCACCAGGTGGCACATTCTCGTCGGTTGAGGAGCCAGCTCCGTTCGACATGGGTGGCTCCGGTGTGCGCACGGTCGACATGCCAGTGTACGATAACACCAACGTGGGTCTGATTCCCAAGGAGGTGGTGACGACCGAGGATTTCGGTCAGTTTTCTCCAGACGCCATCCTGTCTGGCCAGAACTTCCTGGACCCGCGTGCCCAGATTGGTTTCCCCGAGACGATCGGCGGCAACCTGCGTAACGCGAACCGCGACTTCCGCTCCGAGCCACCCAACCCCCGTGACTCTGTCAGCATCTTTAACCTGTCCACCATTCCCCCGGACACGATGCGCCCCAAGTTTGAGATTGAGAACAGCTACGAGAAGTAGAGATCGACTCAAATGAGTCGGAGTCACGGATCAATTCAAATCGACTTGGTACTTAAAAAATAAACAGCTTTAACTAACAAATGGACGACTTTAAACTCGTCATGACCGAATGGCTCTCCCTGAAGCACCAGCTTGCTGCTGCGAGGAAAGACATGGCTGTACTGAACAAGCGCGAGAAGGAGCTCAGGGCACAGGTCCAGGGCCACATGAAGGAAATCAAGGAGACCCAGGATGTCGACACGGTCAAGGTGAATCAGGAGAAGGTTTCGCTGCACACCAAAGAGTCTCGTGGCAGCATCACGAAGAATGTCATCCTGGCGGGTCTGCGTGCCTATTTCGGTGGCGATGATACGAAGGTAGAGCAGGTGTATCAGATCATCGTCGATCACGCGCCAGTCAAGGAGCGCAACACCATCACCGTCAAGAAAGCCGCGTAAAGGTCACCGGTCGCGAAGTGACCGATGTTCGCCGTGTGTGCCAGTGCCGCTTAAGGAGTCCAGACGTAAGAAAAACAAGTAGAAACAAGCAATGGGTATCAACAACGAGTACCGTGATGATGCTCTCTTTGGCGGCGACGAGGTCGACGAGGCATACAACGAGCAGGAGGACCATGAGCTCGTGCTCGGCCCTCAGGACTGGCATGACTGGCACTCTGAGGATGTCCTCAACATGTGGATGTCCCTCCGTCAGTACCTCGAGGACAACCACCTCAAAAGCACACTGATGAACAAGGCTTCCTTCCATAACTTTGCCGAGTTTGTCCGACAATTTTCTCGGTAGATAGTATCATGGATATCACTGGTCCCAAGATTCTGACCCCAGCCATTCTGTTCGCCCTGCTCAGCCCGGGTCTGCTCCTGCGCGTGGGCCCCAGCCCAGTGCTGGTGCACGCCCTGGTTCTGTCCCTGGTGTACTACCTGATTGCCAAGTTTGTGCTCAAGGTGTCCCTGCGCCCAGCTGACATGATCGTGCCCGCCATCCTGTTCGTGCTCCTGACCCCAGGCGTCCTTCTGACGATCCCCCCAGCAAGCAAGGGTGTCTTTATGTCCGGTCAGTCCTCTCTGCTGGCTGTCGGTGTGCACACGCTGGTCTTCGCCCTTGTCTTCTCCTTCCTGCGTAAGAATTTCGCCGCTTACTATTAAGAAATGAACGGTCAGAAGTACGTCGGTCTTCTTATGAATTCTCGTACTCAGGCGCACGCTTTTCACTTGACGACAAATTCGTTCGCGCAACACAAGGCGCTTCAGGCGTACTATGAGGGCATCGTCCCTTTGTTTGACAGTTACGCCGAGGCGTACATGGGTAAGTATGGTCGCTTCCGCCGCATCATTGTCGGCCGCCGCACAATTGCCCGCAACCCGAAACTGTATTTCCGTTCGCTTCTGACACAGCTTCGCCGCATGCGCCTCCCGCGAGACTCGTACCTCAAGAACATACAGGATGAGATTACAGCTCTGGTACGTTCGACACTTTATATGCTGAGCCTAAAGTGAAAAGTCACTGACACACTAATGAAACATCTGGCAATTGGACCTGGTGCGATGGCCTATTTTGCATTTCTTGGCGCGATGGGCGCCCTTCGAGATTGTCACGAACTTGATAATCTCGAAGACATTTCTGGTGCGAGCGCCGGTGGACTCCTCGCCTTTTTTTACGTTGTTGCAGAAGGCAACATCAAAACCATCCTTGATTACTCGGTGGACATCCCGATAAAGGATATCATGAAACCCAACATCCGACAGTTTCTGAAAAACTTTGGACTCGTCAGTCAAAGAAAGATTCGAAACGTCATCGTCGACATTATTCGCGTCTTTTTCAGTAAGGAAGATCTGACGTTCCGTGAACTGCAAGACCTTCGCCCGACGATGCCCAATGTGCACATCAGCGCATACTGCGTCAACCTGGGACGTACCGA